CGAACTCAATCGCCCGGGCACTGTAGTCGGCCATACCGTGCTTGGCGAGAAGGCTGAGAGGCGGCATCGTGTCAGGAGAGGCTGCCATGGTCAGACCATGCCGGTTTCGTCGTCTTCGTCCTCGCCCGCGTAGGCTCCCATCTTCAGGGCCATCCGGTAGAGTTCAAGGACGCTTTCTTCTTCCTCGATCTCGGCCGCGTCGCGCTTGCGTTCAGCGATCACGCGCCGCATGACCTTGGTGTCGTAACCCCGGCCTTTGGCCTCGGCCATGATTTCCTTCTGGTCGTCGGTGATCGCCTTCTTGTCCTTTTCAAGGCTCTCCCACCGTTCGATGAAGCTGCGAAGCTCGTCGGCGGTGGACTGCGAGTTCGGGCTGTTGGACACAGGGTCTTCCTGCGTCTCCTTTTTCTTGGCCATGGTGATCTCCTTCAGATCAGGTCGTCGCCGTCGTCATCCGTTTCACCCAGAGGGAGTTCCGGCTGGTCGGCGGCAGGTTGCATCAGGGTCGCGACTTGCACTTCCGAGATGGTCTTGCGAGCCTCGTAGAAAGCCTCGCGGGTGATCTTCTCGGCGGGGGCCTGCGGAGCCGGGATGCCGGGAGTCAAGACGAACACGAGGTCTCGGCCGCCCACGTTCGCCCGCCAGAACGAGGCTTTCTGGTAGACCTTTCCGCTGAAGTCCAGAGACGAAGCTGTGGGCTTCTCGTTGACCACGTTGGCCACCACGGGCGAAGCTGAAGGCACGGGTTCGGGAACGAGAAGAGCCTTGATCGGAGAGCCGATGCGGTAGGTCGGATTCTCATTGAAGTCGTCTCGCCAGCTTTCAACGTCTCCGAAGCTCTGGCCGGTAGCCGGATCGAACACCGCCCCATTCTCGGCCTCGATCCCTTCTCCGGCGGTAAGTGGCCCGGGGTGGCCCAGCACCATCGGAACGACGTTCAAGCCCGTCGTGTGAAGCCACCCGATGATCGGGTAGGTCGGGTCCGTCGCGTCGAGAGACACGAGGTGGAACCCCGGTTGGGCAGCGAAAGCGGTCATTGTTCAGTCCTTTTTCTGGGGATAGGCGGTTTCCATCAGCAGGTCGAACTTCTGAATCAAGAAGTCCGCCACGGTCACGTCCGGCAAGCCGACTTTTCCGCAGGCCCAGACGTGCAGGTCTACGAGGATCGCTGCCTCGATTCCCTCGAACCCGTTGGCCTTGATGTAGTCTTCCACGGGGATGTTGTCGAAGGCGTTCGCAAGAAGGTTCGACGGGTGCTCCCGGCGCAGATCGCGGCGAAGCTGCACGGAGTGACGGCCTTTCTTCAGGTCTTCAAGTCCGTTCTTGGAACGGTGCCGAGAGACATACTTCATGACGGAGAAGGCCGCCGGGTCGTAGCCATTGGCATACCCGAACTCGATGGGCTGGATGCCCATTCCCTTGTAGTGCGTGCCGCCTTCTTGGACAGCGAGAGCTTGCTGAGTCATTCGATCTCATCCTGACAGGGGGCAGCCTTGCCGCCGTTGAACACATATTCCATCCAAGGAATCCAGCACCATTTGCCAGATCGCTCCTTGGTAAATCCCCACGCCCGGCTCGGACGTTCACGCCAGACGATTGTCGGCACGCACTTGTCGGACGTGGCGACAGGCTGGTGATCGTCGTCATACCACCCTTCGAATCCCCCTAGAACTCGGTGACGGTAGGTGGCCGGTCGGTAGTGCAGCCGGAACGCTTTGACGACTTCGAGTCGGCGAGCGAAGTAGGTTCTTTCGAGGACCGTGCCGTGGCCGCCATAGATGTGCTCGATGCGTTCTTCCAGAACCTCTTCCACGTAAGGCCGCAGCGGGAACGTCCAGAAACCCCACGGGTGGTCATGGCAGTCCGGGTCTTGGTCACCTCGGAAGAAGACGTGAAAGCGCAGGCGGCCGAACCACGCCCGGGTCATGTAGACGGTCTCCTTGCCGTCCTCAGCGCCGTAGATGCGGTTCAGCCCGAAGAGCTTTCCGGCGCTGGTCTTGGCCTTCTTGGAAATCATGCCCATACCGATTCTCCTTCAGCCGAACATAGGCTCTCCCTAGTGGCCGGTCAACCACCACCCGAAGCTCACGACCCCTACCAGCGCAATGGCCCACAGGACCACGCCAAGAGAGAAACCGGAGTCACGCGCTTCTTCGTCAAAGGTCTTCCCGTTCGTCCGGTAGAACTTTGCATCTGCGTCTTTTTCAGCGTCGCTTTTCATGGGCTACCCTTTCGCAGGGGGCTCTCCGGGGAACTCAGACAGCTTCCCGAGGGCAAGGTTGATCGAATGGTGCGGCGGAAGGCCCCGCTGCCGGGCGTCGTCGTAGTAGGTGTGAAAGAGGGTCAAGGCCGTGCTGCTGTTCGAAAGGGTCTTGGCGGCACTGGCGATAGCGTAGCGGTTCGGTTCGGTCATTGCAGCCTCATTCCGGTTGGCCTCGTCTCGGGACGGTCCTGCCAGTGCGGAAGGATGGGGTCCAGAAAGTTGTCGGGATCAGAACACAGGTCGGCTCGCCAGATGAAGAAGTTCTCACAGAAAGGAGCGAAGACCTTAAACGTAGTCTTTCCGCCGCAGATGAAAACGGACTTTCCTGTGGCAGTAAGGTTATAGAGGAACGTCGCAGGGGGGACGCCGTGTCTCCTAGACCAGACCGCGTGCTGGTGCAGCCCGCCGATCAAGTCCAGCCGTATTCCAAGTGAGGACATCATCTTGGCTGTGTTAGAGCCAACAACGATCACGCCACCTTCCGTCACCTTGGAAGCTCGATTTGACAGCATCGTCTGCTCTTCA